CGTTCACCGTTTCGTCTGCCGCCCACTCCGTCCACAAATCTTTCGTGTAGTTGTACACGCCGTCTGCGTAGGTCGCAACAGTATCGGATTTGCGCCGCATTACTATGCCGTCTTGCAGGTAGGCCGTCTGAAAAATCCTGCCACCCGACGGGTCGCCCCAAGGTACGACGGTTTCCAGCGCGGCAAAACCGCCACCCAAACCCAGCACGTCGGCCTGTTTGAACTCCGAAACCGTACTGCGTGGATGGTTGGCGTAATACCACGACGGCGGACGGTTATCGTTGCGCGTATCGGGTATCGTAAACTTCGCTTGCAGTTGGCGGATTTCCGTCGCCCGTGCCCCATCGTTGCGGACAACGGTTTCTCGCAGCGTATTGATGCTGCCTTCCGCCGATGCCACGCGGCCGACCAAGGTTTCCCGCGCCTGCGCTTCCGCCCGGTCTCCTTCCGCCCTCGCCCGTTTTTCCGCTTCCAAACCTGCGGCGGTGCTGCCCTGCGCGGCGGTTACGGCTTGGATTTGCCGCGCCTGTTCGGTGTTTACGGTTTCAACGGCCGTGATTTTCGTACCCAGTTCGCGGGCTTTGGCCGCCAAATCATCAGCCGCCTTTTTCGAGGCCGCCTGAATAGCCGCCACCCTAGCCTGCGCTTCCGCCGCCACTTTCGAGGCCGCATCCGCATCCAGACTGTCAATCAGGGCTTTGCTCAAGCTGCTTTTTTCAATCGCACCGCGCAACTGCGCCACTATCGGCGCGGGATTGGGGTCGGAACGACCCGCAACCGCCACCGTCCATTCGCCGCTGTTGCCTGCCGCATCGACCAACCGCAGCCAAAACCAGTAACGGTCAGAAACGGCTACGCCCGACAAGGTATAGCTGTTTTGCGGATACGGCAGCGTCGTCAGCTTTTTCGCCGCATCACGGTTGTTTGATTCCGCATACCAAATTTCCGTCTGTACGTCATTCACCACCGTTTGAGGCAGCGTCCAGTCAAGCTGTATTGCCTGCAGGCGCGGCGCGGCTTTCAAGCCCGCGATGGTGTAGTCCAAACTCCAAGCCTTAACCAACGGCTCCGACAACACCCCACGCGCATTTCGCCCGCGGATTTCCGCCCGATATTGACCGTTTGGCAGGTTTTCGAGCGAAATTTCAGCCGTCCGAGAATCCGGAACGTGACGATACAGCTTATTGTCACGATAAATCTTGATATCGTAAGACAACACGCTGCCATCGGCGGTCAGATTCTCCCAAGAAATTAACAGCTTGTCCCCGTCAGAGCGCAACTCCGGCAGCGTCAATTTTGGTTCAATGCCATGCAGCGTCGTGACTTCGGCATCAAACCGAGCGCGGTTATCGACCGATGTGTATTTTTTCGGGTCGTGCAAAATGCCCGAAACCTCGAAAGTACCGTCGTCGGCGTTTTCTTTCGTCCCGATAACGCGATACAGGCGCGGTTTGACGCGCCCCATCAATATCCAAACACCTCCCGCCGCTGCATCGACAACCTCAGCAAGCTCCAAGCGGTTTTTAGCAGGCTGCGCCATCACTTTCAGCGACTTGATACCCGCCGCCGTCTCGACAGACAACTGCTTACCGACCGCATCTTCGACATCGCGGTCAAGCGTTACCGACAAGCCCGAAACATCAACCAAACGACCCGATACTTCCGCGCCCGCATAATCGTTGTCCATGATTTGAACAACGTCATACGGCAGATGGCGCAAACCCTCACGACCAACGGTAAACTTGATTGCCGACTGCTGGCGCAACTCCGTTTCCAGCATCCACGCGCCGTATCGCGCCGCCTGACCGCGCGAATCGCAGCCAAACGCCGTAATTTGCTTGATGTTTAGACCATAACGCTTGATTGCCTGCTGGTCTTCGACGTATTCTGTTTTTGTGCGGTATCCGTCGTATTTGTCCACATACTGCACGATGACCGCAGTCGTAATCGACTTGTACGGCACGCCCGAATACGCAAACAGCCCGTCTTTGACATTGCTGTTGTTGTACATGGCAACCGGGTCGGAATCAGCGTCCATTACCAAAGAAAAACGGCTGCCATCCCAAACAGGCAGCCCGCGGAACACGCTCGCCAAATCCAGCAGGAACTCACCCGCCTGACGGCGATTGGTAATGTAGGCATTACAAACAAAACGCGGCTCCTTGCCGCCGAAGCCGTCATCGACCAACTCATCGCAGTATTTGCCGACTTGATACAGCGTCCATTTATCAATATCAGCAGATTTCAGACGGCGCGCCAAAGTCGAGTAGCGCGGCTGCGTCAACACATCATAAAAAACCCAAGCCGGATTGTTCGTCCAAGCCTTTTTAAACGAGCCGTCCCAAACCGTACCCGAATAAGTCCGTTTATCAGGGTCATAGTTAGACGGTACATTGACCAACATCCCGTCAATCAGATAATTTCGGCGCGGGTTATTGCTGCCGAACTGGTCGGAATCCATCGCCAACGCCGCCAATGCCGTATGCGGATAGCTCAATTTCGCGTCTATAATCTCTACATAGCTCGCAAAATACGTTTTATTGATGACCTTGTCCGTCGTACTGTCAGGAGTAGGGCGCGATACCTGAATATTAAACGGCACGGGCGGCAGGCTATCAAAAACGACATCCTGATAATAAACCCCGCTCGATTTCTCGGTAAACGAAACAAGTTTCGTCGCAGCCACCCCATCCTTGCCGAGAAGCTCGACCAGTAAAGTTGTTTGGGCTGGATTCGTATCGCCGTTGTCCTCGACGCGGTAATTTCGCTCGACACCGACCGTTACCCGCAGGCGGCTGATCAATTCGTCAGACACCGACCGAACCACCTGCGCGCGGTTTTTGACCTCGACCGATACAGGCACGGCACGCTCAGACGCATCAAAGCCCGGGATATAAGTTTGATCGGGCGTACCGCGCTGGAAAAAGCCGACCACGCCCTTAAAATTAAAAGACCCGTCAGGATTCTGAACAGGCGTATCATCAAAATAGACAGACTTCCACGGTTTATCATTGCCATTGGCGAAACCCCTGATTTCGCCCTCACAAATCGCATCGATAATCCGCAAAGACTGCGCCGAATTCAACGTATTCGGAGCTTCATGCGGCGTAGAAGCGCCGCCACCTGATTTACCACCCATTCCAAAATCCTCAATCTACCGTATAAACCGCCTCGTAATTCATCGCGCGGACGGAATCATTTTCAAAATCCGTATTGTATTTCTGACCGTTTGGCGCAGTTGCCGCAACGCCAGTGACAAAAGTTTTCTTCATGCCCAACGTCAAATCCACCGCCATCGGGTCGGAATTGCCATTAGGATTTTTAATTTTCGCCGCATCAAAAACCATACGGACGACGCTGTTGCCGTTTGCCGCCGTACTGTTGCCCTCAATCCGTCGAGATTCAATACCCTGCGACACCACGCGGCTGCCGCAATAAATCCGACCATACGCAAGCGGCATCGACTGCCCCTGCGCCGCCGTATTGCTCAGATTTGAGAACGAACTGTTCCGGCTGCTTTCCACACCCTTGCCCGTTTCAAATTTTGGCGGCTTCGTCAACATTTGCGCCACACCGCCCGCAACCATACCGACACCCGCAACAACAAGGCTCGCACCGCCCGACCAACTTGTCAGCGCGCCGACAACAATCAGCACCACACCCAAGACCGTCTGAATGATGCCGCTGTTTTTGCCCGCGCCCTGAACGCGCGGCACAATATGCAGAACACCTTCGGCAGGCTGACCGAATCCGCTTTTCAATTCGCCCTCAGACCAATCGCGCCGACCAAAACGCACCTGATAAAACCCCTGCCGCAGCTTTTGCCGCAACGCTGGAATCTGCACCGTCAGCGCGTGAACCGCCTCAGCAGGGCTGGCAACCTGCAAATCAAAACGGCGGCCGCATTCGCGCAAACCGCCGTACAAACACACCGTAATCATAAATCCACCGAATGCAGCAAATCATTTTCGACCGCCTGCAACATCTCAGGCTCAAAGAGCGGATACCGCCAAACACTATGCACACGCTCCGACCACCATTGATTAAACGGCTCGCGCCGGCTCAACTGGTTATAAGCATGATGCAGGATTTGACCGTCGCCCAAATACAGCGCCGCATGGTTCGCATGACCGCCATAGCTCGTCAAAACCACATCCCCGCCGCTCAGGTCGTCTGAAACACGGACAAACCCGACACGCTCGAAATGCTTACGCAAATACTCATGCTCAGCATCATCATCAATATCGCCACGCTTGTGATCGGGCAAATCAAAACCCATCAACATAAACGCATCACGAATCAATGCCCCGCAATCAGCCTTGCCGTACTCAAACACACGACCCCGCAAATGAGGGCAACAGCGGAACTGTTTTAGACGACCTCCAACTGCCAAAATCCACGGCAAACCCGACTGAATCTGCATTTGACGGTCAGCACCCGACAAGAACGGCTCGCCGTTTGGATGGGAATGGACAATCGCAAGGATTTTTCCATACTTTAACGCCGTCTCCAAACCCTCAGGCTGAATAACAAATGTTTCATAAGGATTTTCAGCAACATTACGAATCGCAAAAAACCAATTGCCGTTATAAGAAGTATCAGAAATGACACCACACATCTCTATCGGATAATCAGAATCAGCCTGATATAAAATAAAATCCTCAACCTTCTTAGAAATCTCAATCACGACATCACCTTATCCGCACTCGGAAACCCGCCAAACGGCAAAACCGCCGTCGCACCAAACCGCGCCCGACAGCCCGTCAATGTCCCGCTGCAAGCATCCTTTTTAATATCATCCGTCGGCATATCCAAACGGTCGGCAACCGCCCGCCCCGCATAACCGCAGCCCTCGCCGCGATACTGCCAAATACAGGTATTCGCCATCATGATCCGCGACGGAATGACCGAGCCGTCCGATTCAGACGGCGCAGCAAGCTCAAAGACCGCCCGTTCCGCCGTCAGGCTCGTCATCTGCTCGATGACGTACTTCCCGATAATTTCCTGATTCGGATCGGCGGTCGGATTGCCGTCCTTAAAGTTTACCGCATCCAAAAACTTCGCATACGTCAAACGGCGGACGACATCCACCCCGACCAATTGGTTATACTGGTCAGCCGCGCCGGTCACAAACCCGAGCAGGTTTGAAACCGTCAGCGTCGGACGGTTGCCCGCCCCCTGCGAAGTCGTTTCAAAGCCTTCCGCAGAAATAGGGTAGGGCGTATATTCCTGCCCCTTCCAGACGACCGCCTGATTCAGTTCATTGACCTGATTGCAGAAGCGGAAGACCTCCCCGCCCAAAGCGCGGAAATCCACTTCCCACATCTCAACCAACACATCCTGTTGCGCCGCCGACAATGCCTTGAGCATCGTTCCCGACAACGCCTTCATCCGCGCATTCATGCCATGACCTCCTCAAATTCCGCCGAAAGCTCATACACCTTTCCGCCCTTCGGCGTTTCCGTGTATTCCGACACTTTGACCAACAGCCGCTCCCGACCAATCGGCGTCCAGAAAAACGGCTCCACCCCGCCGCAGGAATCAAAAAAGCCCTTGATTTCCTCAATCAAAGGCTTCATTCCCACAATACGTATTTGCCAAGTCTGCATTTTCGGCTTCAGCGTCAATTTCTGACGCTGCTCATACCCATTGCCGAACTTGACCGAGCGCACATTAAACGAGTGTTTCGCCATACTTTCCGACGTGACCTGCCACTTAAAAACCTTAGCCATAAAACCTCTTAGACCGAATCAACGGCTGCCGTGATAACGACCGCCGACCCGAACCACATTATTGACAAACCAATTTTCAATCATCGCAGGCAGAGCCGCGCCCAGTTGCTTCGCCATCTCAACATCACCATCAACCGACGAATCAGAAGACCCGTCACGATTAATCGTAATGTTTACCGTCATGCCACCCGTACCGCCGCCCAAAGCAGCGACCTGCGGCGCAACGCCAACCACCCCGCCCGAAGCGTAGCGGTTTTTATTGATGGCCTCCAGCAAAGCACGATGACGGCGCGTGGACGCCGCATTGATGACAAACTCGCCATTAGACAACATAGCAGGGATACTGTCGCTCGTCGCCGTACCCGCGCCCCACACCGCGCCGCCGTTTGAAAACTGCTGCACCATGCCGCCGTCTTTGAAACCGCCGCCGCCCCAAGCACTCATCGCCGCCTTCATCGCGTTGAACAACGCCATCTTAATCAGCATTTTCGACAAGTCTTGCAGGATAGACACAGCCAACCCGCGAAAATCAGCCTTACCCGTTGCCACAAAATCCGCCAACGAATCCGACATCTTGCCGAGCGAACCCGACACAGCATCAGACATATTCTCACGCATCGACTTGAACGAATCCGAATAATTCCGCATGCCGTCGGAAATGCCCGCCAGCCAATCGTTACCGAAAGCCTCCTTGGTTTCCTTCTCCAAGCGCAACCGCTCTTGCAGACGACCGTCATTATCCAGCTTCGCCTTTTGCAGCCTGCCGATAACATCCGCGCCCGCGCCTGCCGCTTGCGCTTCCTCGATTAGCTTGTCGTATTTGCGCGCCGCCGTCAGCCGCTCGACCTCCTCACGCGTCTTACCCAGCAGCGACAACTCAAACAACTGGTCGTCGAAATCACGCTGACTTGCAGTCTCAAGTTCGCGCAGCGTATCGGTGTATTTCTTCGCCTTTTTCGTCAAATCAGCCTGATTGTCAGCCTTGACCGCCATATCCTTAGCCGCCTGACGCTCCGACACCGACCATTTTTCAAAGGTCGGGTCAGACAGCAACCGAAGCTGCTCCGCATAAATCTTATTCACATTGGCAGCGGACAAAGAAAGCTCCGCATTTACCGCAAGCTGCCGCTTGGAAAAATCCTGTTGCCACTTTTGGTAATCGGTAAGCTCAGGCTTCGCCTGTCTTGCCTCAGCAAACAAACCCGAACGCGCCATCGCCTTAGCCTGGCCGTCCACGCCGCCGGCAAAACGTGCCGCCGCCTCTTGAGACCGCCAATTAAAATGCCAATGGTCAGCCGTCGATTTCGTGCCATTCTTGTTGACCTGACCGCCGACTTCAAATTTGACATTAAAGTCTTTTCCGTCCTCGAATCCCAAAGACTCGAAGTATTGCTTAATCTGTCGCGCAACCTTCGCCTTGTCTTCGCTCTTCAAAGACAGATTCGGAGTCATATCAAACGCCAAACCCTTATTGTGAAAACTGTTTTTCCCAATATGATATTTGTCGTTTACCGCACCAAACCGAACCAGTTTGTTACCCAAAAACTGCTGCATCGCGTGCATCGCAGCATAAGTACCGCCAAACGCACGACCACCGTCCTCAGCACCGGGCTTCAACCTCAATCCTGCCGAAGTGGTCGGAAACAGGTTTTTATTAACAGCCGACCGACCCGCTTTTTTCGCCTCGCGCGCTTTCTCCGCCGCAATTGCCGCCTTCTCCTGCCTTTCCCACTCATTAAACGTCTTTTGCGCCCGAGCAATAGCAGCAGCATCACCAACTTTACGCAACGCATTGAGTTCGTTCTGCCACTCAACCCGTTTTTTATGGAAACGCTCTTCACGGCTCATAACCTGTTCGGACAAAAGAGAAAACTTCTCAAGAGCCTTTGCCCCCGCTTCTCTATCCTTACTTTGTTGTGCATCTCGAGCAGTCTTAGCATCTCGATCTTGTATTTTGGCTCGTAAATCATCAACCTTCTTCTTCTGATTTTCGTAAAGCCATTTCTGATTTGGATCATTTTTCGCACCATTCAGACGACCAAGCATATCCTCAGCAACTTTAAGCTGCTCATCAAGCGTTTCATCGCGCCCGATGGATTTCATCCCCTCCCACGCTTCAGACGCCGCCTCTTTGATTGACTTCCAGCCTTTCTCAATCGCGCCCAAGTTTTCCAGCACACGCTCTGTCATCTGCTTCGACTCATCGGCAAACTTACCCTGAACCAAAGCCACCGCTTCCTGCTGCCTACCCTGCTCGATTAAAGCCCGCGCCTGTTCGTAAACATCCGCATTCAGCGTCTGATACACACGCGAAAACTTAACGACGGCTTTCAGCGGATCGTCGGCGATTTCCTCATAGGTTTTCGCTAAATCCTCAATGCTCTTACCCGTCGCTTTCGACTGCAAGACCACTGATTCCGCAAATCGCCCGTAATTGCCTGAAGCAACCGCGCCGCTTTGGACAAACGATAGCACCGCCTCGCGTGCTTCCGACCAGCCGCCCGTCGTCCGCCCGACCGAATCGGCAACGGCAATCAACTTGTCGGACGACA